GGATTCGGGGTGGCGAGCTCGGGGCGGGTTTTTCCCAGGCGATTGGAACGGGGAGGTATTGGGGTGGGGGGTGACGTGAGGGGGTGAAGGATGTACTCGACACGGCGAGCCCGCGGAAGCGTGGTAAATATGCCAATGTATCATGCGGTCTATCGCACAAGCCCCAAGGGCGGCCCCTTCCTGGGAACGTGCGTTAATTGCGGCACACCGAACCTACCAGCCGAAGCTGCCCGCGAGGAATGTCCAAATCAGCGCGGTCAAACTCAGGAGCAAACATTGATAGATGCGATCCTGGGAGAACCGGAAGACAAGTCAAAAGGCTGAAAATGCCCACCACCATAGAACGGGATCCGCGGACGTTCACGACTGAGGAGCGCTTGGCGCTTGCGTTTGAGCGGATCGCCACCGAGCTCGAGCAAGTCAGGATCGCGCGCCAGGAATCCGCCGAGCAGCTCGAGGAGCTCAAGGGCTGGGTGGCGCCAACGCCGCACACCGGCGAGGCCAACGCGCTATACCTATCCGGGCAGTGGGTGCGCCGTGACGGTCACGGCTTGTATGACACGTCGACCAAGCGCAAAACCAGCATAGGACCACCAAACGCGCCGCTCGATCCGCAGCTACGGCGTGATGTGCCGGTGATTGATGATGCCGAGAACCGCCAAGCGGCCATCGATTCGTGATGGTCTGTACCAGCTCCTATCCGCCGTTGAGATAGACACCAAGGAAGAGGGTCGCACGCACGTCGAGCCGTGGCCGTCGCAGCGCATGGTGATCGACATGATTGCCAAAGGCCTCGAGGACGGCGTGCACGAGTTCGTCATTCTGAAATCGCGGCAGATGGCGATCACGACGGTTGCCAGCATCATCGAGTTGTTTTGGGCGCTCGCACATCCAGGTTGCCAGGGCGCCATCATCGCTGACAGAACCGACAACCTCGAGCGCTTGCGCCGGATCTTTGCGACGCTGCTCGAGACATTGCCGAGTGAATGGCGCGGGCCCGAGCATCGCATCGTCACCAACAATCGCAACGGCCTGGTGTTTGCTAATCGCTCGACGATCGATCTACTCGCCGCAGCAAACAATCCAGATCTCGGCGCATCTCGAGCTCTCAACCTAATGCATGCCACCGAATGTTCGTTGTGGAAAAACCTTGCCGGCGTTGAATCGCTCAAGGCTTCGTTGGCGCGGCTCAACCCGAATCGTTTGTACATTTATGAATCGATCGCCAACGGATTTAATTGGTGGTACGGGCATTGCCAGCAAGCCAAGCAGGATCGCCATATGCGATTCTTGTTCATCGGATTCTGGGCTAATCCGACCTACAGCATCGCTAGGTCCGACCCCGACTATCAGGTTTACTGGGACGGAACGCTGACCGAGGAGGAGGTGCTCAACGCGCGCTTTGTCAAACAAGAATACAAGCACACGATCACGCCCGAGCAGATCGCTTGGTGGCGTCGCGAGGCTGAATTTCGACAAGAAGAATATATGTTCAGGCACTATCCCTGGCACGAACGACAATGCTTCATTGCCAGCGGCTCGCACTTTTTCCCTGGCCAGCGCACGCTCGAGATGGGCGAGGCTTTGGCGGACGGCGCACCGTATCAGGGCTATCGCTACGTGTTTGATGAGCGCTTCCTGGCGAGCCGGATCGAGCAGACGCGCGATGCTAACGAAGTGATGCTGCGCGTCTGGGAGATGCCGGAACCGGGCGGCGTCTACGTGATCGGCGTCGACCCGAGCGGCGGCGGCGGCGGCGATGCCAACGATCACGCCATCGAGGTGTTCCGCTGTTATGCCGACCGCCTGGTGCAGGTCGCGGAGTTCAGGACAAATGATCCGTTCACCTATCAACTCGCCTGGGTGCTCGCGCACCTGGCCGGCGCCTACCGCAACCACATCGTTAATCTCGAGATCACCGGCGTTGGCGCCGCGGTCTTGCCCGAGGTGCGCAATTTGCGGCAGCTCGCCGAGCGCGGGATCCTGCAGGGCGAGCCGGGGACCAAGATCCTCGACATGATCGGCGCAGTGCGGTGGTACTTGTACTCGCGGCCTGACACGATGGGCGGGGGCGGCAACGTCATCAACTGGAAAACGAATCAGGACAACAAGCACCAGATCTACAGCGAGTTGCGCGATAGCTTGATGCTGCGGCAGATCGAGATCCGCTCGCTGCACCTGGTGCAACAGATTCAGGCGATCGTCGAGGACGACGGCTGGCTCGGCGCCGGCCCCGACACCGGGCTTAACGATGATCTGGTCAGCGCCACCGTCCTGGCGCATCATGCCTGGGTTGACCCAATGATCGGGAAACGGGCTGGCCTGGTCGCGCGCAAGGTCACTTGGGACTCGGTCAAGGGCGAGCGACCGCCGCAGGATATGAGTAACATGCTGTCGTTTGCGTTCTCTCAACACATCCGCGCCATCAACGTCAAAGCGCAGCGGCGGCAAGAACGGTTTTAGCTATGACAGACATACTGCTGTTGCTGGCTGGAGTAGCCTTTGGCCTCGCCATTTTTTGGACCGTTGGCTATGTCCGAGGTAGACATGATGTTGAAAGGAATCTGCTCGAGCCTCCAACGCGCGGGCAGTAACGGCGGCACCGTTGGAGTTTACGTGGCGGTCTGCCCGACGGTGCCGTCAACTCTTGAGGTGTACAAATGGCGATGGAAAGTATCGAGGTGAAGGGCTCGGCAATTGCTTATCTGGCCTACGATTCGGAAACCGGCGAGGTGGCGATCAGCTTCAACCGCGGCGGTAGCTATCAATTCGAGATGCCCGAGATCGAGGTGCACCGCATGGCCAGTGCCGACAGCCCCGGCGCGTACTGGAATGCCAACGTGAAGGGCAAGTATTGATGCCGATCACCCGCACCTATGCCTGCCCCGAGTGCAACCACATGCTCGAGGTGGTGCTGTCGGCCGAACAGTGGGACGACCCGCCGCCGAGCTGCCCGAGGTGCGATGCGCGCGAGACGCAACAGGTGTTCAAGCCGCCGGCGATCGGCGGCTCAGCGCGATCTCGAGCTGTCTCGATCGCCGAGGAGATCGCAGCCAACGACTACAAGGTTGCCAACATCCACGCCGAAGGCCGGCCAGGCGGCACGCCCAAGGTCCGCTATAAGGACACAACGCCCGGCGTGGCCCCGAGCACGTGGACCGGGCCGAATGCTGCGGAATATCAGCTCGGCCAGAGCGCGCTGCAGACCGCAATCTCGCTCGGCCGCGAGACGCGGCTCAAGTATGGAAGCGGCCTCGATATCCTCAAGCACAACCTCGAAACCGGCGCCCAGCCTGATCTGATCGAGCAATCGAAGAAGAAATCGCCGAGGATCTGGTAATGCTGAAGATCCCGACCAAGGTCGCCGACCTCGAGGAGTGGACAAAGGAAACCATCGACGAATGCATGGGATCCGCGCAGGAACGCGGCATGATCTACACGCGGGCCCTGCAGTACTACTACCAGGGCAGCTACGATCAGAGAGCCGCCATCTACAACAAAGTCAAACAATTCATCGACAAATTGGCCGGCTTCCTGATGCAGCCGACCGATGTGCAATACAACGTCATCTTTGACTCGAGCGAGCCGCAGTCGGTGCTCGAGCGCGCGCAGCTCATCGGCGAGAAGCTCACGGCTGATTTCCGTGTGACCGACTCGGATATCGTGTTTGCCGAGGCGGTGGTGCACTCGCTCATCAATGGTGCCTACCTGCTGAAGGTCCGGCCCGACGCGCCGTCGTTCAAGACGCAACCGGTGCATCCGCAAAATTTCGGCGTGCTGTCGGAAACCACCTTGAGCCTCGACGAGCAGGAATGCTTTTGCCACGTATCCTATCCGACCTTGTCGCGCCTGCGCTCGTGGCTCGAGGAAACGCAACCCCAGCGCGCCGACGAGATCATCGGCCGAATCCTCGACGTGCGGCAGACCGACCGGGATGAGGAGCTGCCGACCTACTTTCACCAGATGGTCGTCGGGGGGTTACAGCCGCTCGGAAACCCGGCCGACGCCTCATCCGGGACACAACAAGCGGCCGGCATCGTCAATGTGTTCCCGGTGCCGACCCCCTGGCGACCGCAGCGCAAGATCTCGCGCACCGTGCGGTTCTGCGAGCTGTGGATCAAAGATGGCGATCGCGGCGGCGACTACACGACGCTGCAATGCGTGTACCCTGACATCATCATCGAGGGCGAGCACACGCGCCGCAACCTGTCGCGCGTGCCTGGCCGGCAACCGTTTGTGAAAATCGAAGCCCAGCCAACGCCCGGCTATTTCTGGGGCCGATCGACCATTGCCGACGTGCAAATGTTGCAGGATCTGCTCAACAAGCGGCTGCGCGACATCAAGGTGATGTGGGATCGCAACACCAACGCGCCGCAAGTAATGAGTGGGTTCACCTCGCTGACCGAGGAGGCGTATTTCAAGATCATCAACGAGGGCGGCTTCCTCTCGGATCCCAACCCCAACGCCAAGGCGCAGAAGCTGATCGAGCCGCCGCCGCAAGGCTACATGGAAGAGCTCGAGTTCATTTGGAAAATGTTTGATGAGGCGGGCGGATTCTCGCCGGTGATGACCGGCCAGGGCGAGGCCGGCGTGCGCAGTGGCGTGCACGCGCAGACGCTGGTGCGGACGAGCTCGCCGCGGCTGATCGACCAGGCGGCCAGGATCGAACGCCAGCTCGCCACCTGCGGTGAGCTCGGGCTGCGCATCATGCAGGCCGAGGATGCGCTGATCTATGTGACCGACTCGGGCATCGAGTTCACCCTCGCTCAGATCCCGAGTAATTTTCAGGTCGAGGTCGACAGTCACAGTGCCTCGCCGGCGTTTGCCGAGGACAACCGACAGACCGCAATCGCCCTGGCGCGCGCCGGCGCGATCGACGCCGAGGATCTCATCCATATGCTGCATCCACCGGGCGCGCGGCTGTTGTTGGCCAGGCTGCGTGAGCGCAAGAAGGGCGAGGCAAAGGCCGCGCAGGAGGAAAAACAAGAGGAAATGTTGCGCGATGTACTGCACATCGGCGGCGGCAAGAAGGCCGCCGGCGGCGGTGGCCGGCGCGGCAAGGGCTAGGGCGAGTTGCAGGAAGGCGGCATCTGGGCGTAGTCTGCGCCCAACCACGACGTTTTTCAGGGGAGCCGAGCTATGACACATGGCAAACGGCGACCCGACTCTGCAGCCTCAACCAGGCGAGCCCGCTCCTGAGACTGGGCCACCTGCCGGCGATCCAAACAATGCAGGCCCACCCGCGGGTGGAGGACCGATTCTCGCCGGCCTGATGCGGCAGCGGCAACAGCCAAGCCCGACCGCCGGCGGGGCCGGCAATGCCGCTCAATCCATGATGCAGATCAAGGCCGCGGTCGACATGATCACCGCGGCCCTGCCCGGCCTGGGCGCCGGCACGCCGTTGCATACGGCCTCGCTCAACGCTTTGCGCCAGCTCAGCCGACACCTGGCGCAGGGTCAGCCTGCCGGCGGCGCGCAGATGACCATGATTCAGGATCTGCTCAGACGCACGCAGCAAAACGCACTGTTCCAGAAGATCCTCAGCCAACGCGCGTCGCAGGGTCAGGAACAGAACCAAGACATGCCCGCGGGCACCTCGCCGCAGATGGCCGAGGCGCCGACCCCATCCATGCCGCTACCGGGAGCTTGAGCGATGCCGAACGTCTACGAGGGCAAACCCGATGGTCGTCAGTCCGACGACGTCGCCATGGCAACGACGCGATTCCGGCCACATTACCGCGCACTGACGGTCGCCGAAATGGCGCTGCACGACGAGATCAAGGCCAAGGCCGAAGAGCTCGAGGCCTTGTATGACGAAGTCAACAAAGGCCGCTATCACGCGCTTGCAATCACATCGCTCGAGCAATCGGTGATGTGGATCGTCAAGGAGCTCACCGCTTAGAGGAGCAACAACATGGCTCAGAATCGCAGCTACGACCCACCCATCACCGCCCCGCCCGAGACACCACCTCGCACCGTTCTACAAGTCGATACGCAGAGCGAGACGTCAGAATGGGGCGCGATCCCAAAAGTGGTTCCTAAGCCGGAAGGCGGGGTGCCGCTGCAACCCGCTATCGTAGGCCGCAACAACTCCAACTAAATCTCGTTCACTTAACGAGAAGGTGTCTTCGATGCCGCGTGAAGTAACAGATGAAGAGTATCAATTCCTGCAAGGCCGCAGGCAAGTTGCAGACTTCGTCGAGTCGATCTACTCGGATCCTGCACTGAACAAAGAGGCAAAGCGCCTCATCAAGAAGAAGTATCCGAACCTCGCGATTCCCGATTACGACATCCGCGAGGAAGTAGATCAGCGGCTCGAGGCCGAGCGTCAGGCGCGCAAGGACGCCGAGGAGGCAGTGCGGCGCAAAGAGAGCGACGAGCGCATCAACAGCGAGCGCTCGCGCGTGCAGAAGGAATATGGATTCACTGAAGACGCCATGAAGAAGCTCGAGGATATGATGGTCGAGCGCAACATCGGCGACTACGAGGCTGCTGCGACGTACCACGCCAGCAAGAACCCGCAGCAGAGCGAGCCGACGTTCGATACGTTCCGCTGGAACCATGACCGCCAAGACAGTTTCAAACAGATCGCCCAAGACCCCGAGGGGTGGGCGCGTCAGGAAATCCTCAACGCCGTTCGTGCTGACGAACGGACGCGACGAGGACAAACATAGGCGGGAGGTAAGTCATGCCAATTTTGGGCGCCGGCATAATTCCGTCGGGTCCGGTCGGACTCGAGCTCGAAGCAACTATTCGTCGCGTGTTTGCGCAAATGGTGGTCGTTCTGATCTACAAACAGAACCCGCTGCTTGCGTTGTTGTTGAGGAACGCGATCCGCGCCTCTGGCGGCGTGAGCCCATACACTCAGCCGGTGCAAACAGGCGCCTACGTCTCGAGTTCATGGATGGGGCCGGCGGGGCAATTCACGATTCCGAGCGATGTAGCCGCGACCGTCAACGCAGAATTTAACATGTGCGCCCTCGCAACCCCTGTCACGTCGTTCGGGCTCGAGCAGCTCGTGACCCAAGACGCGATCGCGGTCGCATCCAGACTGATGTTGAAATTAAACGACCTCAAGAACAGCGCGCTGGCGTCATTGTCGACAGCGCTGTTCGGCACTAACGGCGGCAACGTGCTGCAGATGTTCGGTTTGTTGGATGCGTATGACGACGGCACCGCGGTGACGACCTACGGCGGCCTGTCGCGCACGACCTATCCGTCATGGGCCGGGCTCAAGGTTGCGGCCGCCGGCGCAGTGTTGACGCGCTCGGCCTTCATCCCGCAGTTGCTGCGCGCCGTGAAGAACAGCGGCGGCGAGGCGCTCGACTTCGTGGTGATGAGCGTCGAGGATTGGACAACGCTGCTAACGGACTTTCTGAGCCTGGAGCGCTACAACAACGACCCATCGAGCAGGTGGGGCAAAGATGATCCCGTGAACTCTGGCTTCCGTGGCTTGTTGTTAGGAGACACGCCGATCTTCTTTGATCTCAACTGCCCGGTGGGCACTGCGATCGGCTTCAATTCCAAATATATCAGCTTGGTCATCCACGAGGATGCAAATTTTGCCTGGACTGGTTGGTATTCAACAATCCCACAAGGGCAGATCTCGAGTGTCGGTCTGACACTTACTGCTCTCAATCTTGTTTGTAGCAAACCGTCTACCGGTTTGTTGTTGGAAGGCATCACCGGAGGTGCTCCGTGGTAATGATTGGTCGGCCGCCATCGTCGGTTGCTCGTGGCGTTGTGCCGCCGGATCCGCGCTGTGGTCCGTTGCCGCCGGCGCTGCCGGCCAGGCGCCCGCATTACGTGATCCCCGGCTCGCACTGGCTCGACCCGGCCTACTGGCAGATGCCGCGGGCGCCAACGCCGTGGAGCGGCGGCTTCCCGATCCCGCGCACGCCGTGGCCGTTTGAAAGCGAGACTCGAGCTGCCGGCACCGGCCTATTGTCGGGACCACCGCCCTGCCCACCGCCACCGCCCTGTCCACCGGCCACGACCGTGACGCGCTGGAGGCGTTAATGGCGGCGCCGGTCGTCACCAGCGTCACCCCCAACCACGGTCAGCAAGCCGGCGGCCAGGTGGTTACGATCACCGGGACCGGGTTCACCGGCGCGACCTCTGTTCGAATTGGCGGCCAGGCCGCGACCGCCGTGACCGTCGTCAATGATACGACCATCACCGCAACATCACCCGCACACGCGGAGGGGCCGGCGTCGATCGCCGTGACCACGCCAAGCGGCACCGGCTCATCAGCCGGCCCGATCTTCACCTACCTGGCGCCGCTGCCGGTGTTCGGCACCGTCATTCCCGGCGAGCCGCGGGAAAAGACCGCTGGCACTAACCCGTACACGTTGGTGCTGCCGACGTTTGCGTTCATGCCGCTTGTGCTCGGCGTGAAGTTCAATCTGTCGGCCGTGCCGCCGTGGGAGAAGGTTGGCAGCAGCGTGCCAGGCACGACCGGCCCGGCGCCGCCGCCGCCACTGACAATGACGCGCACCCCAGCATTCCCGGCGTATCCATCATGAGCAATGGCAACGACACCCCCGAGAACCCCGAGCCGCAGCTCGAGAGCATCCCCGGCCGCGCCCGCATCGTCGACGCCGAGGGCAATCCGATCGATCCGCATGGTATAGTCGAGCCGGCGCCGCAATTGCCGCCACCGGAAGACCCCCCGCCGGAAGATCCGCCACCGGAGGAACCGGAGCCGGAGGAGGAACACGAGGAGTCTCATCGTGCTCGCTCAGTACGTGGCCGACACTCAAGATCTACTAAATGACGTTGGCGGGCAGTTCTTCCAGCTGCCCCAACTGCACCGGTTCATCAACAAGTCGCGCCGCCGCATCGCCGCCTCGAGCGGGTGCCTGCGCGTGCTGCCGGCGGGGGCCATGACCAAGGCCGGCCAGGAGGTCTACAAGTTCAGCGAGTGGAACAGCCTGGTGCAGGACCAGCTCCCCGGCGTGCAATCGATCCTGCGCTGCCACACCGTGTCGATGGCGATCGGCGTCGGCGGCTGGAAACCGATGTGGCGGCGCCTCGTGTTCAGTGATTTTCAGGCGCGCTTTCGGATCTACAACGGAACCTTTTATGGGGTGATCAGCGAGCCTGGCTGGTGGGCGCAGTTCGGCGAGGGACCGTATGGCTCGATCTACCTGGCGCCGATCCCCTCGCAGCCGATGCCGATCGACCTCGACCTCATCTGCATTCCGACCCCGTTGCTAACGGACAAGGATGTGGACCCGATTCCGTACCCGTGGGTTGACGCCGTGCCCTGGTGGACCGCTGTGCTCTGTCTGTTATCGCAGCAGCGGCGCGAGGACGCGCAGCAGATGGCGCAGCTCTTCAACTCGGACTTGCCGATGTGCGCCAGCCAGGTCTGCCCCGTCATGTTGCAAACACCGTATGGAGCCACCCTGAGGACTGCCTAGTGACCTACACCATCACTCGGGACGGCCGTTCCATCTGCTGTCACGTATGTGGTCTGATCTCCTACAACGCAAATGACGTGATCAACCGTTATTGTGGCCGATGTCATCGCTTCCACGAAGATTCTCCGATCACGGTGAAAAATGACGATCCAAAGCGCAAACCCTCCGAACATTCTGACGCTCGACCAGTGGCGGGGCCTCAATCAGCAGGGCCGCCGCGGCTCGATCGATGATCAGGAGGAATGGTGGAACGAGAATTTATTTGCGATTGGCCCCGGCAATTTGCGTTCCTGCTGGGGCCACGGGCCAGCGATCTATACCGCGCCGGCCGGCACGCAAATCCTGCGGATGTTCTTCGGCTTTATCGGCTATCCGACGCCACAGTTTGCCGCGCCAGGTCCACCGGCCGGTGGCCGTTTAGGCTGGATGTTCTTGAGTGATGGCACAATCGACCAGGTCGACCTCGACCTCCGCACCGTCACCCACATCGGCCAGATCTGGGAGCCGATCGGCCCGCAGTACTGGGCCTCGTCGGTGGTCTGGCGCCCGCGCTTCTTCGGCAGCGTCGCCGGCCAGAACGGCGGCGTCCTGTTCGGCTCACCGCAAGGCCTCTATGCCTGGGACGGTCAGGTGCTGACCTCGCCCGGCGCTGCCGTCGCGCCGGACTGGCTCACCGACCAGGCCGAGACGGATCCGACCGGACCGCCGACGCCGATGCCGCAAGGCTTGCCGGGGATCTATTGCATGGAAGTCTACTTGTCGCGCCTGTTCGTCGCCGGCAAGGACGTCGTGTCGTTCAGCGCTCCGAGCAACGGCGCGGATTTTTCGACCGTCAATGGCGGCGGCTCGTTCGGATACTTTGGCAACAAGCTCACTTACACATTCATGGATCTCGCCGCCTCTGCCGGCTATTTGTTTGTGTTCGGCGACTCGTCGATCGACATGATCAGCAATATTCAGCTCACCGGCGCCGGCACCACCGCGAGCCCGTACACGACAAATTTCAATTACGCCAACATCGACCCCCAAGTCGGCCACCGCTTCCCGCGCCCGGTCGGCCGCATCGGCAGGTATTTTACGCTGTACAATGGCGCCGGCATCTTCCTGGTGCAGGGCGGCGACGCGCAGGAAATCGGCGAGAAGGTGACCAACACCTACAACACCCTTGACACCTCGCTGTATCTGCCGACGATGGCCGCAGCGACGATGTTCGGGTTCCGGGTGCTGTTATGTAACGGCCGATTTACTGATCCGTATGGCGTGACCCGCAACCTGCTGCTGATGTGGCACCCAGCTAGGGGCGCTCAGTTCTGGTCGGTCGCCTCGCAGAACCTCGAGCTGACGCAAATCGGGCAATACGAGCAGGACAGCATCATCACGCCGTATGGAACCGATGGCACGAGCCTGTACCAGCTGTTTGCCCAGCCGGATCCGGCGTTGCGGAAAATTCTTGCCAGCAAGGCTGTGCGCGGCCAGGGCAGCTCGCAGCTCATGATCAAAAACTTCAAGCGCATGTATTGCGAGGTACACGACAACAGCGGCCTGGGTGTGTCGATCACCGGCGCCATGAGCTCGGGCGGCGGTGGCGTTCCCGGCGGCTCCGAAGATGTTGGGTTTGATCTGCCGCCAGGCAAACAGTTTGACATTTTGCCGGCACCGCTCAGCGGGGCGGGGATCTGGGGCGCGGTCGATCTGCAGAGCACCTCCCCTGACTTCACCCTCGAGCGTTTGCACGTTGCCGCCGAGGAGCGTACGCTGTTCGGCGCCTAAGACCGCCACCATCACGTTGCCAACCCAATAGGGGAGAAGAGTAGATGGAACAGGTCACACTCGAGGCTAACCGTCGTCGTCGTGGTAAGCGACGCGGCCGCCGCTAGGTCACTCCATGGCACGCAGACGCAAAATCCGCCGCCTTGCGCGGCGTTTGCGGGGCGCCGTCCGCTCCCGTCGTCGACGATAGGGGGCGCTCATGGCACGTAGACTCCGCAGACTGAAGATGACGCGTCGCGCACGTCGGATCCGATCTCGTCGGAGGCGTTAATGCCTCGCTACGGGGCGCGCAATCAACTGAACATGCGGCGAGCGCTCAAATTGAAAAATTGGCGCTTGCCCAAGTTCAGACCGCGCCTCGAGTCCTACCGTAAGGGCTTTCGAAAGATGAGGAGGATCTGATGGCGCGAGGTGTCTATCTCGGGCCTCGCAGCCGTGTCGACCCGGCCGGCAAGCTGCCGACCAAACGACCGACAACGAGGATCAAGCGGCACCGCGGGCACCGCCAGGGCGTCGGCCGAGGCCGGCGCGGACGCAGGCGGAAGTGATATGGCTCGCGGCAAAAACATCGGGCGTAACGGCGCGGTTAAGCGGATGCCGTGGAGCGACGATGCTTGGCCGAGCGACTGGAGCCGCGGCCGGCGTGGCCGCGGTCGAAGTGGTCGAACGCCACGACCTGGCGCTCGCACCGGCCCGCGCACAAGCCGGCGACGGTGAAACCGTTCCGGCTCACCGCACCCGGCCCGACCGAGCTCGAGCTGCACAAGTCAGTGGCCAAACTGCTCGACTGGCTGCTGCTGCCGCCGGCGTTCTTCACCACGGTTCCCAGTGGCTGGGGTAGGTTGCCGAAAGCAACGGCCGGTCAGCTGTATGCGTGCGGGCTCAAGCGAGGCCTGCCCGATCTGTTTGTGTTTCACGTGCAACAGGTCGTGGGCATCGAGCTCAAAGTCCGCGACAACAAGCCGACAGCGGCACAACGCGAGATGCATGCTAAACTGCACGCCGTTGGCATCCGGGTGTACGTTGCTCGCGACCTTGAAGCGGTTATCGGGGTACTCGAGCTCGAGAAGATACCGCACCGGCGGCACTGGCAGGGAGTGATTCAACATGGCACGGCGAGCGACCAAGGCGCAGCGCAAGGCGGCGCGGCGGAATCTGCGTAAGGCACGCAGGAGGCGCTAGTGGCAAAGGAACGAGAATGGCCAACCGTGAAGCGTCAGCCGGCCGCAACGTATCAGACGCCGGACGGCTATCTGAACTCCGATCGTCAACTCGTCGGGCCTTTGCGGTTCGGCACAACGCGCGGAGTCGGCCCACGCGGCGATGCCGTTGCAGACGGCCGCGACGAAACGGGTAGCGATTTCGGCGTGGACCGTGTCTCGCCGCGCGAGTTTGATCCGATGGGCACCGGCCTGCGACGCTATCAGGGGCCCGAATCGGCGCTGCTGTCGACGCGGCGCCGGCGTGACTGATGGCGCGTGTCAGCCTGCTGCATATGGGCGACGGCCTCGGCCAGCGCGCGGCTTTCGAGCTCGAGCACGCGATGGCGCATCGCAACGCGCTCGGCATTATCAACCCCCTGACCCGCTTTTCAGTGATCCCGTATTTTATCGACCCCATGCAGCTGCAGCGGCCGGCGCAGAAATGGAACCTGAACCATCAACAAGCGCATAACGATGCGCTGACACATTTGCCCGCGGAGTTTGGCGCGTCGACGGTCGGCCTGTTCGTCGGTCAAAATTTGGTGGACACTGACATGACCAACGAGCGGCAGCGCAAATGGTGGATCTTTCAGAATCACATGGAACATTACGTCGGCGGCAACACAATTCTGCCGAACGTGATTTTCCCGCCGCCGGCGCCACAGTGGATATTCCCGTTCTGGTAGATCAGCCGCGGGTGATGACCGAGGCCGATCTGCCTTGGATCAACACTCTCTGCAGGAAGCGATATCCGCAAACCTACAGCGAGACTGAGACGGATCTCTGGTATCTGAACGTGGTGCTGAAGGGTCCGTTGATGTTCTTTCCGGCGCGCACCGCCGACGCGTTTTGCATAACCATGCTGAGCGCCACGCCGTGGATGATCAAATCGCTCGAGGCAAACGTTGTGTTCATTTGTGCGGATGACGGGTGTATGTGGCAGGCGATGCGGCTGCTGCGCGCGTCGATCGACTGGGCGCGCCGGCGGCAATGCACGCTCTGGCGGATAACCTCAGAGACGGAATATGATCTCAAGCCGCTCGCGTTGCGCCTGGGTGCCAAGGAACCGCGCCCGCGCTGGGAGCTGCAGCTGTAGGAGCTGCCGATGGGCGTAGGCTCACTGATCGGCCTCGGACTTCAAGGTGCACAGGCCGCCACCAGCGGCAAGGGCGGCAGCACGCAGGCGCCGCAAGGCGGGGTCAGTCCCGCGCAAGCGGCCCTGTCGCAGTACACCTACGGGCAGGATCTCGAGGCCGCGGCTTATGGCTACGGCATGACCAACACCGGCGCGTCGACGATGAAAACACAGGCCACCGGCGGCGCCCGCAACAAGCTGGCGGCAGGCCTGGCCGGGCAGTCGGACGTCAATCAGCAAAACCAGATTCAGGCGGCGCAGCAGCTGCAGCAACTGGCGCAGCAGAACCAACAACAGGCGGGATTTGCCGCCGGCTCGCAAGGCGGCAGTGGTGGGGGCAGCGGTTTCGGTAGTTCGACCAACACCTCGGGCGGCTCGAGCTCGGACACTGGCTCGAGCTCGACGGCATAGGAGCTTGTAATGGGCGGTGGCGTACCCGGCACTGGCGGAAAGGGCGTCAGCACCATTGCTGGCCCTGGCGGCCTCAGTGGCGCGGACGTCGGCCTGGCGCAGCAGGCGCTCGGGCAGAACATCGGCGCCATACACAACCGCTATGCGCAGCTCGGCCTCGGGGTGCCGGCCGGCGGCACCACCGCCGGGCAGGCGGCGCAAGGCGGAACCAGCCTGGCCTACGGATCCCCGAGCACGATGGAGAACCAGGACATCGGCAACATCCCGACCGAGTCGGGCGGCGCGATCGGCGCCGAGGGGGCAGTGCTGGGGTCGCTGTTCAACCCGACCAATGCCGCCGGCCTCGGGCCAGGCGGGACGATCTCACAATTGCAGCAGATGGCGCAGCAGGAACAGCAGCAAGGCCTCGCCGCCGGCTTGAGCGGAGGCGGCGGCGGCGGTTTCGGCCAGGCGACCAACACGACAGGGTGACGTCATGGGCATCGGTGGCGATCCGACTTCGGGCGGCGGCGGGTTGAGCTCCTTGCTCGGCGGGCTCGACCCGAGCGCGATCGGCGGCGGCCTCGGCGGCCTGGGCGATTTGACTGGCGGCTTGGGCACAGGCGGCCTCGGCGGTGGCCTCGGGACGACGACCACGAGCCCAGGCGGCGATATTGCGCAGTCTCTGAACGCACAGGGTGACCCGACCGGCGCCACCGCGGCGGCGACGAACCTGCAGGCGGGTACGCCATCTCCCGGCGTGCCTGGCGGCGGCATCGGAGGGGCACAATCCAATGCCGGAATCGCACCGCAGGCGCCACCGCAGGCGCCACCGCAGACCCAGACCCCGCAAGACGTGATCAACCAGCGCTATCCCTCCGGTTCCGTGACACCTGGGGAGCAAATCAATCCCGCGCAGACCTCGACCATTCCCAAAACGACGGGACCAGGGTCGGCTGGGTTCGACCCGACAGCGTCGACGCCGAGCTCGTTCGATTCCCGGTTCCCATCGGGCCCCGGCCTGCCGCAACCGGGACAGCAGGCCACCCAGCTCGCCCAGAAGGGGATCGACTTCCCCGAGTCGGGCATGGCGCCAAGCGGCGGACCCGGTGCGGCGGCAGCACCGACAACGGAGAGCACGCAGCAGGCCGGCCCGGCCGCGCCACCTGCGACAACGGACAAGACGGCAGACACAGGTGCAGGTGCGGGCACTACACCCTCGACGGGCACTGGAACGTCCCGCGCCGGGGCAGGGCAGGGCGCCGGTGCGTTTCCCGCCGGGGCCGGTACTGGCACCACCCCAGGCGGCGGCGCAGCCGGCGGGCTTCCTGGCGGCTTGGGCGGCATAAACCCGATCAACATCATCTCGGCCCTGTTGCGCGGTGGCCCGATGGGAGCACTGAGTGAGCTCGCCCGCGAGGCGCAGGGTCAGGGCATGATGCAGCCGAATATGCCGGGGCAGGGGCAGGGCGGCCGAGGGTTCCGCTCGCGCTATCCCGGCGACACCGGGCCGGAACCCGAGACGCCGGACGCGACCGCGCCAGGCGCGCCCGCGGGACCGACCACCGAGGAACAAGCCACAAAAGACTCGATGGGACGGATGGCGGCCGCAATGGACCCAAGCCAGGCGGCGCCGGCCGGCACGGCAACCGCTGCCGGTGCGCCGTCGACCGAGGCCACGCAGGGCGCGAGCCTGGGGGCCGGCAACATCCCGGCCGGAAGCCTGGGGCCGGCGCAGGCCCCGACCGCTGTCGGGCAGAACCAGGCGGCCGATCGCTGGGTAAGCCAGGGACATGTCGGGCTCAGCCGCAATGCCGGCAGCGACACGCAACCAACGCCCGGTTACAGCAGCACGATGCGCCAGGCGCGCGCGCCGGCATTCGAGGGGATGACCCCGCACCTGCGCCAGATGCTCTACGGCATGATGCAGGCCGAGAATGAAACCGATCCGATCGGCCCGATGGAGAGCCTGGCCAACCGAGCCACATCGAACAACACCACAATCGGGCACATGCTGAGCCCGCACTTCTATGGGCCGTTTAATAGCTTCCAGCGACGCGGGGCGGCGATCATGCGCAATCCGGCCGCTCGAGCGCGCTATGACAGCGCGATCGCCGCGGTGCAGGCCGGCAGCAACGTCCTAGGTGGGGCGACCGACCAGGGCAGCGGCCGGGATCCCAACGTGGGCTATCGCGGCGGCCGCATCCATCGCAGTGGCGAGACTTACAACGACTGGGGCGGGGGCCGCGGGCATGCCGCCAACGGCGCCTGGCGGCGGCAGATCCAGGCGCGGGTGCGCTCCGAGAACGCGGCCACCGGCAACCCACCGCGGCCGCCGGCGCCGATTCCGCAGGCGCCGCAGGGGCGCATGCCGCTCAACATTCGGCTACGCGACAGTATGGGCAACCCGCTGGGCGCCGGCATTGAGAACGTCCCGTTCCCGGCACCGGGCAGCATGGGGCGCGGCACGCTCGATCCCGGCTGGCGGCCGTCGACGAACGTCGAGGATGTGAGCGGCGAGCAACCGCTGTCTGCGACCCTGCAGCGCAATGCCGACGCGAGCCTGGCGCGGATGCGTGATACGCCAGGATACTTCCTCGACCCGATGAGCGAGCAGCGGCCGATGGCGAGTTCGGCGCTGGCGCGATCGCTCGGGGTCGGTGACATCAGCCTCGACCAGATCACGCAGCTGCTCGGTCAGTTGCAACAGAGTCCGCAGTAATGGCACTCGAGGACGACGACCAGAACACAACGGGGCTCGATCTCCCCGACAAGTCGCCGACGCCGGACGACACGACGAGCCCGGCGCCGAGCTCGACCCCGACTCCGCGCCTGGGCGGGCAGTTCACCGCAACGCCGACCAAGGTCGCACAAGCGACGCCGGCGACACCTCCCGCGCCGTACCAGGCGCCACCGGATCAGCCCGGCCGCGTCGGGCCCGATCAATCACCGCGACCGCTCGCGCCTGGCGGATCCGCCGCACCGCCGACACCGGCGGTGGGCCCGTTCGGGCCGTTCGGCCTGCCGCAGTTCCGCGCAGCTCCACGACAGAGCTACATCCCGGCAATGGCCAACCGGCCGCCGCACATGTGGGGCGAGGACCGGCAACACCCGATGATGCCAAAAATGTGGGAGGTGCCAGGCATGTATCGCGGCCTCGGCCGCAAGCTGAGCCAGTGGGGGCCGCGCTCGATCGCCCCGTTTGCCGCGATGATGGGCCAGCACTCGGGCGCCTGGATGATGGGCTACATGCAGGGCCAGGAGCAGCTCGCGCGGATGAACCACCAGCGCATGACCATGGCGGCGCAGGAAACCGAGAAGCGCTTGGGCGAGCAGATGCGCGAGTATCAGCAGATCCATGCGATTTTCGGCGACGACCCCAAGAACGCCGACAAGCTGCACCAGGCGCTCGAGAACGCGGCCAACAAGTACCAAGACGACCACATGCTGTCGGCGCTGCACACCGCCGGGCCTGGCGCGGCCGAGCGGCTGTTGCAGTGGTACGACGCGCAGCACAGCGATCTGCGCGCCAGCAACAAGACGCGCGCGGCCGACGAGGCGCAGCGCGACGCCCTGGCGCCTTTCCAGCTCCATCCGACCGATCAGACTGGATTGCCGCGCGCCACGCCGGCGACACCGCCCGAGGGGGCGACAGAACCGGCCGAGACACCAGAGACGGGCGCACCGGCCGCCGGCGCGCCTGGCGCCGAGCCGACCACCGGGAATCCAGACGTCGATAGCCCGAAGTTGGATCTCCCCGCAGACACATCGGACAGCGGCATCTCGCCCGAGGGCGCCGGGCAGACTGCAGCCGCCGAGCCGACCCCGCCGGCCGGCGATGAACAGGGTATCGAGTATCCGCCGACCGCGATGGGCGGCGACACCATGAGCGACGCGCCGCCGGTCGGCATGCGCACCGCGCAAGCGGGACAGCCGCCGGCACAACGCAACGACAGCCAGGAACCGGTATTGCCGCAATACGATCCACAGAACTCGCCGGTGCTGCAGCAGGCCGCGCAAGGGCCCTACCATTTGGACAACTCGCCCTTGCTCGATGCGGAAGCGCAGAAGATGGTCATGGGCACGTCGAAGATGACGCCGAAATCCAACCGCGTCGTGTACGATGTCGTCAGTGCGCGGGCGCGTGAGATCGAGCTCAAGCTCAACGGCATCGCCGAATCGAACCTCTCGCCGGCGGCAGCGCGTCATCAGATCCAGAAGGTGTTGCCGCAATTCCTCGGGCAGCTCGAGGGCTACGTCAGCGGACAGAACCAGGTGCCGAGCGGCGGCCGCAATCTGCCGATGATGCCGTATATAATTTCACTCGGGCACAAGCTCGACCCCGGCTGGAACGAGCAGACGGCCAAGGTGCGCTTTGCCAAGATGAAGGACATGACCTCGGGCGCCGGCGGCCGCAGGCTGCTGTCCGGTGTGACCTCGATGGATCACCTCGACCACCTGCAGGAGCTCTCTGACAAGCTGCCCTACTGGTACGGGCCAGGCCGCAAGGTGAACCAGGCGATTCAAGGATACCTGCGCGACTACGCTCCCGAATGGATCACGCCCGAGGATTGGCAGAAGGACGCTAACGCGATCATCGAGTACGAGGCGACCCTCAAGCTGGTCGCGCCCGAGGTCGAGCGCGCCCAGAAGGGCGCGGCCGGGACCAAGGGCGAGAACGAGGACTATATCCGCACCATGTCGAGCGATCTGCGACCGGAGCAGCGGCGCCAGAACATCGGCAGCGCGCGCACGCTGATCTGGCAGCGCACGAAAAACGACGTCACGTCAGCCGCCGCCGCAATGGGCGTGCGGCCCGAGACTTTGCTCAATCCGTATGATCGTTTTCACACCGGCGGCGGCATGTCGGACAATGGCAAGGCCGAAGATGGCAGCGCCGGCAACTCACCGGTGCCGACGCGGTCCGGGTTTGATTTCAGCGGCACGGCGCGGCGCATGTTGACCCAGCCGCCGCCGCGCGCCGGGGCAGCGCCGGCCGGGCCGTCGCGCGATGATCAGGAGGCGATCTCCTGGGCGCGAGCTCATCCGGGCGATCGGCGCGCGCAGGACATCCTACGTGCCAACGGGATGCAGTGATGCCGTTCGACCCCGATCAGTATCTGCGCGACAAGCATCAGCAGTCGAAGCAACAATTCGACCCCGACGAATACGTGCGCATGCATCCGGATCCGGACCGCGGTGCCATCCAGAAATGGGGCGACGTCGGAACGGGTCTATGGCGCGGCCTGGCGGGACAAGCCGGGACCAGCGGCCGGATCCTTGAACAAGTCCCCCCTGAGATAGCGGGTGCGATTCCGATGGTCGGTCCGATCGCCCGCGGGGTTGGAGAATTGAGCCGCAGCCCGGTCGGTGCCGCGGTCAGAAAGTTTGCCGATCAACCCGATGCGTCCTGGCAAGAGAAAGCCGGCCATGTCGCCGGCAGCGTTCTAGGGCCGCCAACCGGCGGCGGTGCCAGGGCCGCCGAACTGGGCATCAGCGGCCTGACGCGCATCGCACCGCATCTCGCCCAGATCTACGCCCTGTTTGCGCATCCGCTCGAGACGATAGCCGCGCGCGACGCCGGCGTGTGGCCAAAGCTACATGAGATTGCCCGAGCTGCCGCACCATTCCTGGGCCAATACGTTGGCCGGCCGATCGGTAATGTGGCTGAACGCGCCGGCCTGGCGGGAGCAGGTGCGGCCGTTGCACCGGAGGATCCAGATGCCCTACCACAGACGCAAACCCCAACCCCAACCCAAGCCCCTGCCCCGGCTCCAGCTCGAGGGCAAGACCGACCGCGAGCTCCTCGACCAATGCCTCAGGAATATCCTGACACAGACGCTCCAGTTGCAAACCGATCTAGCCGCGGAGATCGACTCCCCCTTTACCGTCCCCCAACGAATTAACGGGCTGAAGGCCGCGGCGACGATTCTCGCGGTGTACGTCAAACTGAGAGAGCTCAAGAAGGAATCCGATGAGCAGCCAGGATCAGCCGTCCACAAGTATGCCGCAGCGTTCAAGGATGCCCATGCAGCTCGTCGCCGAGAAACAGACACCGGAGAGCTCGACGCCGCCCTCGCCGACTTTGACCGAGACGATACAGAGGGCGACGGCGCCGACGCCTAACATTCAGCAGGAGTATGTGCACCGCGCCGCGTGGAAGGCCGGCGTGCTCGGCGCGGTCAACGTGCTGCTGCTCGTGCTGGCGGCGAGAATGCTGGTGCTGGTCGCGATCGGCGGCGCGATCGCCCTAACATGGTACGCGCTTGAGTCCCCGGATCCGTATCGCCTGATCGCGCTCGGGATCTACAGCCTGCTGACGGTCATCCCGTGCGTGGTCCTGGCTTGCCTGGGGCGCTAGGAAGCTCGCCGGTGAGTTTTGCGGGATCGAACGGAACGTAGTCTATAAAGCGCACACCATCCCTCTGCGTCTCGCGGACGGTCTTGCTGGCCCCGTACTCAACCGTGGTCCGCAAATCCCATTCTTTTCCCGTCCGTCCCGGCTGGAATAGGGCTATTTCAGTTGACGTATCCGCGCCCGTTGATTTTACGGCTCGGCAGGCATCCAACAGCGGCTCGCTACTCAACCCGCACAAATCGGGCCTACCGCGCACAAACCAGCGCCATTTTATCCCCTTACCGTCAACTGACATCTCCTCGCGTTCTACCTCGATCATGTTACCTCCTGTCGGGTGGACGGCCTACTATCTCAGGTTTCGAGCCGCCTCTAACGGGGATGTGCTCCTAAGACCCCTCCGGGTGGTACGATGCTGGGGCGATAATTTTTACGCCCGCAAGTGAGGTAGCAAAAATTGTCGTAGGTACCTCGGTATTGCGTGGGTCGGTGCCCTTGGACCGTCCTCTAGTCGACCCGTCCTCCTGCCAGCGGCAGAGCACCTTTCTGAAACCCGACGCCCACGCTCTCCGAGTCGGAATTTCCGGCAGGAGTACTTACGACCGCATGCGCCAGAGTAGTCAGTCATCTCACCCCGCGTCGAGAATCGTCTGCACGTCGCGGCCGTCCTCGGCCTCGGCGGTGACGATCGTTTGCAGCGGCTCGTCCTCGTCGACGTTGTCGGGGTAGGCACGCTCGAGCGGTTTGATCAGCCGCTCGGTGCGCCGGTAGGTGCCGAACGTCTTGGCGCGTTCGTGCTCCTCGGCGAGCTTGTCGCAAAAGCGGTCGAGCGCGTCGCGTAACTTGATGATGTAATCTGGATCCGGTTTTGTCGGGATGTGCGCCTCGGGCATGTCGGGGTGGTAGGCGTAGAAATGCACGAGCTCGAATCCGCCGATAAGAAATTGGCCTTGCACCTGCTGCCGATAGTCTGTGCCGTGGCCGAATAGCAAATAGTCCATCTGGTTGCGTGCCAGCGGGCATTTGATCTCTACGCACTCGGTGTTCGGAGCAATCAAATAATCCGGCGAGCAGCCATAGCGCCCATCGTCCGTCTCGATAAACCCGACCGGGTCCAGCCGGCGGCCGGCGAGGATCTCGAATTGTTGGGCCGCGTGCGGCTGCTCGAGCTTGCCGCGCTCGATCTGCTCGATTTTGAGCTGGTCGTCACACGGCTCGTTCAACAGCAGTTCGGCGATGAGCTGGCACATATAGCCGCGCTGGCTGGCCGAGGGCTCGCCCTTCTTCTCGGTGATGATGCGGTGGAATTGCGACGCGGTCGGCTTGCCGAGGCGCAGTTCGTACCACTCGGCGCTGCCTTGTTCGACGTAGTGGATTTTCATAGCAAATGTTCCTTTTCTGCTAGGGCCTGATACTCGTCGGCGATCTCTTGCATGATGTCGGCGCGCTTTTGCTGAATCGGCGTCATCCCGCGACCGGCAGGATAGTCTGGGCTCCACACGGCCTTGCGCATCTTGACCTCGCGCGCAGCCTCCATGGCCTTTTCCGCGTTGCTGAATCTAGGTGCGCGCATTGTCGGCCCTGTTCTTTTTGATCGTCAGGGTCCGCATGAAGCGGAAGAAGTCAGCGCTCTGCATTTCGGCGAGCTCGGTCACGCCGCAAAACTCGAGAATGCGCTGCTTGTCGGTGCGCGTCTCACTCAACAGCTTCTCGAGTTGCTTGACCTGCTCGGCGTCGACTTTCTGCTCGCGCAGCGAGGTGGCGTCGTCGTCCTCGCCCTTGCGGACGATGTTGAGCAGCGCGGTCGCGGTGTAGCGCATGCCGTAGGTCTGAGCGCCGCCGACCGCCTGCAGGCTGTTGCGGCCTGGGCCGGCATCGGGCGGCAATGGCATCACCGAGCGCTTGGTGTGACCGCCGTAGGAGAGCTCGGCGACGACCAAGATTGCCACGCCCCCTTGCGCCGGCTCGGTGTGGAACCCGAGCGCAAACCCGTGTTTGACGAGTATCGGTCGGATGTGTTTGTCGATGTCGTCCCAGCGCGCAAAATCATAGCGGCCGAGCTCAACACCGGCCTTGGTGATCAGCTCGACGCGGCCGCGCTTTTCGATCTGCGGCATGTCGAGCATCATTTTGGAGTAGGCAAAGTTGAATGCCTCCTCGGCCTGCTCAGCGAGCACCTCCTTGCGCAAGCGGCCGATCACCTCGAGCTTGTCGGCCGGGATGTTGGGGTCGGCAAGCGCGTTCATCAGGAACTGTCCGAATGTCTGCGCCGGCGTCTGTGGGGTGATGATCTCGAGCGGCCCCATCTTCTCTGTCTCGTCATTCATTGTCGGATGCCTCTACCAGCAACTCTTGGTGAGCTTGGTTGATGCGTTCCGCCAGCAATTCGGCCAGCACGAAATTTTGCGTGTGTATGGTAACCTCGGCCAGGAGTTCTCCCGTGATCTGATCGTACATTGTCAACCACAACGGTCCTTTCGAGTTTAAAATCGCAGAGGCCTCGATGCGGACAGCGTTCCGCGCCCGTGCGCCGTGAATTTCGATGGAGATCATTCGACAACCTTTCTCTGTGCTTTGTAGGTTTCCTCGAGTAAGCGCTTGAGCTCGTCTTGTGCTTGGACTTTGAGCAAGTCGATGTCGTCCCACTGTCCTGTGGGCACCTCGAAGATGACTTGTGCCTCGATCCTGAGCGACTGAAAGTTGCCAAGATTGATGGTCTTGGAACAACCGATCATGAATTGCTTGATCATGGCTGCTCCCCATGCTCCCGATCGATCAAGTCGCCGAAGCCGTTGCGGCGCGCAAATCGCAAGAGCTCGAGGAACACCTCGGGCTCGAGTCCGACCCAATGCTCGACCCAGCGTCCGCCATCATCACGCGGCGTGCGTAGAATGATCATTTGCCCCGGATCGAGCTCGGCGTAGAGGCCGTCGCCTAAGTAGGTCGGCTCACTCATGCTGCCGGCCTTTCGGCTGGACGCTGCACCCAGCACTCCGGGCGATAAATCGCGCTCGGGCTGTAGTTGCAGCCGGTGAACACGAGGTGATTCTCCTCCATGCAGAACCATTGCCAGGCGTCGGCCCGCTCGCCGGCGCGTTGCATCTGGATCCCTTTGAGCCGGCAGGCCTCGGCCGCATCTCGCGGGGTGAAGCCATGGGCCGAGGTCGTGGCGAGCAGGGCGGCGGCCAGGACGATTGCTCTAAGCATCGCTCGCCTCCATTCCGACCTCTGCCCAGTCGCGCAGATCCTTCCAGAACTTGCGGCCGGCGCAGATGCGGCTGATCTCGGTGGCGATCAGGTCGAGCGCCTCTTGCTCGCCGAACGACAACAGATGCCAGCCGCTCGAGCCGCGCATCGTTGCCTTGATCTGCTGCGCCACCTCGGCCTCGGCGACCTGATAGGGCTCGCGTTTCGGCGGTTCCGGTGGTGGCGCCGGCGTGCGGCCGAGCTCGCGCTTGAGCTTCGTCTCCATGTCCAGGCCGGCCGATTCCCGAATCTTGTCCGCTGCTGATTTCTCTTCCATCAAGGGCTCTCCTCTTGCTAGGGTGTCCATCCTACAACCGTACAGAGGCCTGTCAATCAGGGAACTGGACATATGCCCAAGCCAAGCAAGAAGGCGCACTCCGAGGCGCTGCAGCTCGTCGACCAGCTCATTTTGGCGGCCCCGGATCAGGATACACGCGACCTGGCCAGGTCGATGCGGGCGCGCATCCTCGTGCCCATGAAGGCGGTGCTGGAGCGCATGCCCGGCGAGACGATCGCGGAGAAGAGCCGCAAGCTGCAGGTGTCGCGGACGACCTATTACGCCTGGGCAGAGGGGCGAGCTCGCCCGCGCCGAGGCCTGGCCGAGGAGCTCGCCAAGATGACCGGGCTGACCTGGCAGGAGATCGCCGGCTACCCGGAGGGCTGGGCCTAGCGTCGCCGCCGGCGCTTGCTGCCTTTGCGCTTATCGCGGCGTGCGGAATTAAGTGCTATCGCCACAATTTGACGATGCGACCGCGGCCGACTCCCGTGATGGGTTAGCTCGTGTATTCGGTCGGAAACGCTTCCTCGCAGGGGCATGATGGCGCTCCGCGTGCTATGGCTCATGGCTTGTATCGCGGCGCACATTGTACGCGCGCAATTTCCCATGCGTCCAATGACGCGCGTCTACCACCGGAGCCGTGGGCTTAGACGCTGGCGCGAGCTGCGAGCGATCTACCGCGCCCACGGCATAGATCTGCCAGTCCCAGGAGGGCGCCATGAAGATCGTTCTTAGTTCCGGCCACGGCCTGTATGTGCGAGGTGCCTCGGGGTATCTCGACGAAGTCAACGAGGCGCGCAAGGTCGTCGACCGGGTCGCCCAGCTCTGGCGCGAGAACGGCGTCGGCGTCGACACCTTCCACGACAACACCAGCACGAGCCAGAATCAGAACCTCTCGACCATCGTGGCGTATCACAATTCCCGAACCAGGGACTACGACGTGAGCTGCCACTTCAACGCTTACAGTACTACCAGCAAGCCAATGGGTACTGAGGTATGGTACTACAGCCAGCAATCGCTGGCCTCAACCGTATCCAAGGGCATGGCTGTGGCCGGCGGGTTCATCAACCGCGGCCCCAAGCAATCGTCCAGTTTGTATTTTTTGAGTAACACGGCCATGCCGAGCATCTTGCTCGAGGTGTGCTTCGTGGACAGCTCCGCCGACGCCGACCTGTACCGGCGTAACTTCGAGGCCATCTGCAAGAGCCTGGCCGAGACGATCGGCAAGATCACGATCGGCGCGCCGCCGACCGAGCCGCCCGTCGAGCCACCTGTGGAGCCGGAAGAGCCGCCACCCGACGAGGTCACCGCTACGGTTGACATGACGATAACGGCCACCGGGCCGGTGCGCATCACCATCAACGGCCAGGACGTCTCGGTTAATGCGCCAGGCCCAGAGGAGCCGGCCACGCCGGTGTTCCAGGCCAATCACCAGAACATCATCTGCAGCGTGTTTGGCGGCAACGCGGATCCAAACGATTCGGCCTATCCGCCATACGACAAGATCACGGACTCGGAGCTCGGGTGTGCGTTGCCGTGGAAGTTTGCCGGCACGCGCCCGAGTGTGCTGGTGCACAACATCGCCACAGGCAAGGACGTCGTCTGTGCGATTCGTGACGTTGGACCTTGGGTCATCGACGACGAGGCGTATGTGCTCGGCAACGAGGTGCGGCCGGTGGCCGAACCCAAGGGCAGCAAGATCCCGCGCGGCAAGCATAAGGGCAAAACCAGCAACGGCGCGGGATTGGATTTAACCCCGGCCGCGGCCAAGGCGATCGGGCTCAGCGGGATGGGGAATGTGCACTGGCGCTTTGTCGACGAGAACGACCCGAGCGTTTGACGAGCCGATACCAGCCGCCGACACACTTCTCGCCGGCGATCGCCAGGCCATCGAGCTCGAGCTCTTGATTGAGCCTCCAGATTAGCGCCTTGAGCGCGGTGCGCTCGCGGTGTTGCTTGTTGCCGCCCTGATAGCGCGGCGTGGCGCCGTCGTAGATGATGCCGAACAGATCATCACCGCTGATGCCGCTCGGGCCCGCCAGGTGGAGCAGATGCAGCAGACGCTCGGTGAGCGGAGTCATCGTAGGTCTACTCGTCGGCCCTTGGTGTAGTAAATCTGCTCGGGCGCCAGCTCGCCGGTGACGGGCTCGGTGTGCTTGCGCTCAAGCGTGGTCGCTGACCACCAAACAATGTGCAGCGGGCAACGTACAACCGTGTCCTCCCACAGCGCCTCAAGAATCTCTTTTTGCGTCATTTGAGCTCTCCGAGTGATTGAACACCGACGGCTTCCTTCGGGGGTCGCGGAAAATCCAGCGTGAGATAGCGCCACAGGTGCAGCACTCGGTAGTTGTTCACATGCTCGGATTTCGGCGGGTGGAACTGCACGACGCAATCCTCCTCGTCCCAGAACAGGTTTTTGACAAAGCACATCTCCTCCCAGTTCGGCAGCCGCGCCTTGCCAACACGCGATAGCGACACCGAGACGTGCTCCCAGCCGTCCCCAGGGAGCGTGCCGTCGCTGACGAAGACATTGAGTTTTTCACCGCACGGCCCTGGCACGTCCTGGAACGCGCCGAAATTGTCGCCGTGGTTGCTCGTCCAGAACGCCGGATCGCGCATATCCTTGATGACGCGGTCGCTGTGGTAGCGATACTGCTCAAACTTGGTGGGGACCAATAGGCTCATTGCATTGTCCCTCGTGGTGGCAGGAATCCGACAAACCGGCCGCGCACCTCTTGTGCCGTTTCGAGCTCGAGCGGGCCGAGCTGCGTGTGCGCGCCAACGCGCCGGATGATCGTCCGGTGCCCGCTCATGAACGCGCCGCTCGAGTCCTCGCCGTGCAACACGACCTCTTCCGAGCGGCCGGGAAATTCAGCCAGCGACCCGTGCTGATCAAGCCAACTGTCGATCGCCTGCGACTCGGCCTCGGTGCGGGCATCGGTGCACCACGCCTCGTTGATAAAGACAACGTTGATCACGTCGATATCTGCCAGCACCTGGCGGATGCCTTTGAGCAGTGTAGGCTTGTCCATCATCGAGCCAGGCGGCGCCGGTATCATGAAAAACTCGTCGACCGTCTGAACGTGAAAGACCGGGTACACCTCGCCGGTCGCGCACATCGCCATGTAGGCGTAGTTAGAAGATATCTCCATCATCTGCTTCAGGCTCAACAGCGGCTTCGGGTGGTCGTGGTGCTTGGACTGTTTCATCATCAAACCTCATGTAGATCGCCGCTTCGGGAGCAACAATATATTTCTCTTCCGGGTTACCGGTGTTAGCCGGGGTGAACCATTTCGAGATCCATGGCGCAGTCGTCTCGCGCCAGATCCAAGCCATATGTGTCTTGTTCTCGTTGAGGATGATCACGCGATCAATGTTGTCGATGCCGATCTTGTCGGCCGCGGCGACGTTCTTGAGCTTAACCCAGTCCTTGTATTCGGCCGCGCATGTCCAGTCGCCCAGGTACCTGTAGTGATGCACCTCAACGCGCTTCCAGCGGTCATCCTCACGCAGGAACAAGTCGCCGTGGTCGGCGTACTGTTCATGCTCGGCCGCGGTCGGAGCTTGCTTGAAGCCGGGGATAGAAACGCTGAAGCCGCGCCTGTGAAACCACGCGGCGACAGCAAAAAGGGCCGGCACAGAATCGTTGTGCCGCCCCTTGAACGCATCGTGTTGAGCACTCATACGCCACCAAACAAACAGAGATGCGTGAGTTAGTGCCCTTGAACCGCAAATGACCCACACCTCTTGCTGCGACGGCAGGGCACCTTTCTGAAACCCGATGCTCACGCTCACCGAGCAGGAATTCCGCAGCAAGAGGAACCTTACTCGCCTCGCGGCGCGGCTAGCTTGGCAATGGCCGCGTCGCGCTCCGCTGTATATTCGTCAGAGATCGCACGCAGCCGCTCGATTGCTCTGTCTAAGCGGTTATATTTGAAATCGAGCAGTGCGAGCTCGATCGTCATCGATAGTCGGCCATTCCACGTGGCCAGCTCACGGATCATCTCGTTTGCGTGGTCGCTGGCGCGGACGCGCGCCTTGTGGATTGCGAGATCCTCTTCGTAGAATAGATCACTCATGGTAGCGCTCTCCTCAGTCTTTCAACAATTGTTCGAATGTCTCGAGCACGAGTCTCGAGGCCGCTTTCACCTCATCAACACTGGCGTTGAGATTGCCGCGACGCTTGTCCGTCTCCTTCCCCTTGCTGATACAGGCAACAACCATGACCTTGGCCAGGATTGGCACCATGTCGACCGGCATGAGATCCTGGCTCTGGCACCAGGCTATCAGCGCGTCGCAGGCCCTGATCTGTTCCTCGTCGGTCACAGCGGCCACCCCATCGCATAGTAGACGCCGATGACCGCAAAGCAGAGATATTCAAACTTGCCGGGTTTGCTGATCGCTCCGAGGTGGATCGCGATTGCGTACAACAACGCGGCAATCATCAGAAACCCCGTCGTTTGGCTGATCATCACGTCACCTCGAAGCCGTCGCACTTGACCAGGAAGTCGACGAGCTCCTGCACGTTGGCTAGGCTCATCCAATACATGCAGGCACTCGGCCGGCGCGTGCCGAGCCCATCACAGCCGTTGCACTCGATTGGTGTCGGATCGCGTAACGCATCCTTGATGTAGTCCTCACGCATCATGCGCAGGAGATCAGAATCGATGCCTGCCTTCTCGCCGAGATCCTCAGCCATTTTGAGCGACAAGCGATGCGATATCAGCCCGTCGAGCGGCGAGCGCTTGCCGGTGCCGTGGCACAGATCACAAGTTACGTCCGACAGGTTCTCGAGGTCGCGGAAAAATTGCTGCACGTAACGTGCGGTGGCGCCGCTGTCGATTTCGATCTGCAGCAGCCGCGCCAGGTTGCGGGCTTCCATGCCCGTCATCCTGCCTTCGTTGGTCCCCCAGCGCTTCACATGCTCCGAGGCCTCGCAGACCTCTTTGGCAACCTTAAAGCAGTAGGTCGCCAGCGGCCGCCATTCCCACCACGAGCGGCCGAACTCCACACCGCTCTTGCTCTTCAGATCAACACTCATGGTCTGCTCTCCTTGCCTTGCTATGAAACGGGGGGCTTGTTTGAGTCAGCCTCATTTGATGCGGGCCGATTGTCAGACCGCCTCAGACGGTGCCGAGGCCTTCGACACGATGGCGCAAGTCGTATTTTGTTTTGTCGGGCAAGCCGGCGGCAACGCGCGCGCGGCGCGCGGCATTGATTTGTTCTTGGCGCTCGCGCGTGAACGGCAGAACCTTGGTGCCCTTCACCGCTTCCACACGATAGCTGTGTGACTTCACCGCCGAGACGAACTTGACGCCCTCACGCTCGGCGCGCGCCCGTGCTTTCCGCTCTTTGTCGAATTGTATGAGACTGAGCTTTGCGTTGCGCGGTAGATGGGCCAGGTAGCGATGACCCTGAAAGTTGAACTTGATGCAACCACGGTCAACCCTCACTTTGTGGTCACCGCCTTCTGGATCGAGCTTCCGTAACGCGCGCTCGATCGCGACCTTGTGCATGCAGAGAGAGATCAGCATGCATTTGCCGTCCTCGATGTCGCGTTGGATGACGTTAACGAGGAAATTTAGCGTCTCGATGGTTTTGGTCGCTCTGTGAATCATAACTACTTCTCCTCTCGGGGTTAAACCGCCGACCCTGGCCTTACCCGACCCGACTACGGGATGTGCCCGTTTCCAGGCTCCGGTGAGGATGCGGGACTCGTACAGAGCCGGCGGCATTTCAAGTTGGCCTGGTCAGTGGAAACCTTGGATCCAGCGGCGGGCTTGCAGGGGATCGCCGCTAGTGGCTATGGCGAGGCCCATCTGCTGGAGGAAGGCATTCATGGGGCGCGTCTCCTCATGCTGACCCATGTCGCTCATCATCGAGGCGATGGCGTTTGTGACCTCGCCTCGATCGAGGTACTCGAGGGCGGCGCGTTTGCAGTCGGCTAGGTGCTGTTCTCTCGTTTTGTTCATGCCACGCGCTCCGCTGTGAGGATCTCAACGCTCTCGACGTCCTGCGTCGCGCCGCGGCGCAATTCCTGGTATTGCTGCCATCGGCGGGCGACGTTCTCGGCGAGCTCACGCCGGCCGGCCCATTCGGTGACGCTGCGCGCCCCGATATGGGCCACGACGCAGTGCGTGTAGACACGGTGAGTGGTGGTGCGGGTGTGAACCTTCCCGCGGCTGTCGGTCGCTTGATACTTGAGCTTGCTCATCTCTTCCTCCGTGGTGGGTGTTCAGTCTACAGCACAACAGAGGTAAACGTCACCCCCCACCCCAATACCTCCCCGTTCCAATCGCCTGGGAAAAACCCGCCCCGAGCTCGCCACCCCGAATCCACCCCCGACCCACCAGGCCCCTCTCCTGCAGGAGTTACTATCGTACTCCGCGCCGGCAGTGCAACTCCAGCGCGCGGCCAAAACTGCCAAAACTCACCAGCATACCGGTTCTGGCTCATAACGTAGCGTCGATAACTGAACGCATGTCCAGCCCGCAACAGAACATAGGTTATCGATAACCTGGCGCTAAGACATTGTTATCGCGTCGATGTGTTCAGTTATGAGCTATGCACCTCATGCATGGCCTCTGGCTTGCGCGTCCAGGTTGTGTGGTAAGGAACTACCAGGATCTCCCGAACGTCTCTTGGTCGCTGGTGATCGATCGCGGTCCGCCCCGCTGCTCATTTTCCCCAAAAAGTTTTGACTCGCATGGGCTGCACGTTCCTACCCTCTTCCTACCCCCTTCCAACCACTTCCTACCCCTCAATTCCTACCCCCCCGTTTCCTACCCCCCCTAAAGGGGAGGGGGTAGGAACCGGGATGGGTGAGGTAGGAATTGGCTGGAAGGTAGGACGCGGTCGTTCACACCAGGACGAGGTATCTGCGGCGTTTAGATACCGGTCCCCACTCGTCGATCCGTATCCGGTTACTACGGAACAGACGTTCCATGGCTTGGGCGAGGTCGCGCATGGAGAGTTTGGCTTGGCGCGCTTCGGGTTCGTCGCAGAACACCCGTGGGGCGTAGTTTTTGCGGCCGGCGGGGTTGTCGGCGACCCAGCGCGACTGCTCGTTGCGCCGGCGCAACACGGTGAGGAACACCTCGTCGGCCTGGCTGGCGCGGGCGAGCTGGTCGAGCGAGCTGCCGGATCCCTCGGGCAGGAACAGGCCGTCCTTGAAGCGCAGCGTGATGGCGGGCGCTTGTGGGCCATACTGGTTCTTGCGGAACTCGAGGCTGCGCAGATCGGTGTCGGGTTCGTCGCCGTTGTCGGGTTCGACGCCCTTGAGGTACCAGCGCGCGCGCACGGCGTTATGCCAGGCGGTCGACCCGGAGATGCCGGTATTGCTCTTGATGCCTTCGAGGCTGGGGTGGCCGATCAGCAGCACGGCGCCGTTGGCGACGATGGCGATCTTGCGCAGCAGGGCGATGAACTGCTGCACCTGGGCGCGGTCGTTTTCGATGCCGCCGTAGACGTTGGAGAGGCTGGCAATGGCGATCAGCTTTGGCCGCAGTTCGGCGGCCGCGGCCAGCAGCTGCGCATAGAACGGCGTCGGCCGCAGCAGCCCGGACCGGTCGGCGGTGGCGAGCAGGCTGTCCTGGCCGGCCAGGCTCATCAGCCGCAAGCCGCCGGCGTAGAGCTCGGCAAAGGTCGTCGCGTAGTAGCGCACGACCGCCTCCAGCCGCCGGTGCAGCACATCGGGCCCGTCCTCGCAGTCGATCAACCAGGCCGGCCCCGGTTCCGGCAGCGCTTGCAGCCAGTCGCGGCCGAGCGCGTGCGCGGCGCACAGGTGCAAGGCGATGGTGCTCTTGCCGGCGGACCCGTGGCCGCTGAACAGCGCCACTTGCTGATTCGGGATGCGGTCGCGGATCGCCCATTCCTGCGCCGGCGCCGGCACCCCGTCGACGAACGGCGGCAGCCAGGGCAGTTGCACCGGTTGCGGCGCGTCCCCGGCTGGCCGCCCCAACTTGCCGACCAGCTCCAGCAGCTCCTCGCGCGTGCCGCCGGCGTCGATCCAGTCCGACACGTCGCCCTTCTCGCGCAGGCCGGGCAGCACCAGGATCAGCACCGAGCGGGCGATCGGCAGAAGCTGCGCCGCCACCTGGTCGGCGTGCTTCCTCCCAGGCTCATCGTTGTCGGGCAGGATCACCACCGCCCGCTCGCGGAACCAGCCGTTGAGCTCGGGCTTCCACTTGCCGGCGCCGCCGGCGTTGCAGGTGGCAACAAGGCCGAGCCGGCGCAGGTTGTCGACGTCCTTCTCGCCCTCGGGGATGAATATCGGGACATCGTCGGCATCCGAGGCGACGAGCTCGGGGAGCCGATAGGGGACATCGGGAACGCCCTTGGTGTCGTACACCCAGGCGCCGTTGCCGCCGGGATCCGGTCGCCGTTGCACGAACTTGTGCCCCGGCCGCCGCACCACCTGGCGCAGCAGGTGATGCTCGGCGTCCTCGTATGGGTACGCGATCTCCAACGGGGTCGAGCCGTTGCCCTGCTCGGGCGCCAGGCCGGCGCGCTTGAGCAGGTCGAGCACCCCACCGCCGGCGAGCTCCTGGTGGTCGTAGTAGGTGAGCTTGACGAGGTCGATCGACTTCGATCCGTGTTGGCCGAATCGCCACTCGGTTTTCGTTTTGTTCGTTGCTTCCCCCCACAGCGCTTGTGCCGCCCGAATCAGATCGCCGCTGTTCGGCTCGAACATCACGCGCCCCTCTGGTTAGATCCTTTGGTGGTTGCCAGGGCGGGAGGGGGTGGGTATTGTCATGGCGCTCTCCTTTCGTCGTGGTGGATGAAGGGACCTCTTAGACGGCCGGTCGCTCACAGCGCGCCGGCCGTTTCCATGTCCACGACAATCCTGTGACGCTACACCTGCCCTCGCCGATTGCCGATAGGGCGTGTTAGATTTGATCACATGACGGCGTTGCGCACCCTGTCGGAACGGCCCGAGTTGCTGGTCGACGATCGCGGCCGGCTATTTCCTGATCCAGCTACCACGACGATTCCCGGCATCAGCGGCCCGCTCGGTCGCGGCCGCGTCGTCGCTGCACTGCCCACCAACAAGTCGGGCGCGGTGCAGCTCGAGCCGTGGCGGATGCTGGTGGACGATCGCGGCGTCGGCCTGGCGGATCCGCAAGGCAACGTCATCGGCCAGGCGGCGATCTGGGTGCACCGATACGTCAGCGCTACTGTCGCAAGGGACACGCGCCGACTCTAGACTGTCAACAGTGTCAACGACCGCAAAGGAACAAAATGCCTTTGTCCCGCCGCTACACCCCAGAGAAAGCGCCCGGCGAGTCGTCCGTGTTCGGGATGGATTTTTCCTACTTGATCCCGGTCGGCGTCGGCATCTCGAGCGGGGCGCTGGCGATCGCCACCAACACCCAGCCGCCGGTCGCCGCCGATGGCGATTGGATCAAGGGCACAGTCTCCGTGCACGATCGCACGCTCTACGCTACACTCGGCGGCGGCAAGACCGGCACCGACTACGTGCTGACTTGGACCGCCACCGACACCAACGGCAACGTTTGGCCGCGCTCAGTGCAGTGCCTGTGCGCGCCGACCTCATAGGAGGGTGCGATGGCGCAACCGAATCTGCGCGTGGTTTCTCCCGCGCCCCAGGCGACGTCGAACTGGCCCGATGCCAACGATGCGCCCGACTTGCTGGCGATCGTCGAGGACCAAGCTGAGACGATCGCCGCGCAGGCGGTGATGATCGACCGCTATCAGAGCGTGCTCAACACCGCGCAAATCCAGACCCCGCCCACTGTTGCCATCGGCACCGGCACCGCGTCCGGCACCCCGGCGACGACGCTGGCGGTGTCCGGCGTGACCAATCCAATCGTGACCGGCGCGGTCATCACTGGCGCCGGCGTGCCGGCCAGTCCGCCCACCACCATCCTCAGTCAGCAGACCGGCACCACCGGCGGGGCCGGCAACTACACCACCAGTGCGCCGACCACGGCGAGCGCGGCGGTGCTGACCTTCACGCCGCCGCCGCCGGCGCCGACCTGGCCGCCGGCGCAGGATGCGCCGACCTTGACCTTACTGATGCAGGAGCAGACCGCGGTGCTGCGCACGCAGTCGGCGCTGATCCAGCACTATCAGGATGTGTTGAACACCTCGGGGACGCCGATCGCGTAGGTGCGCTGTGGATGATTTTGTCGTCAACGTCCGACAAATAGGTCAGTACCCGATCGCGACGACGACCGGGCCCAACGATTTGTTGTTGTTGCAGCAGGGCGGCCTGGCCGGTCCTTACGTCTCGATCACCCCCATCAATCTCGTCGGCACGGCGCTGCGCCAGGAAGGCACCCTGCAGCTCAGCCTCGGCGAGGCGATCACCTGGGGCAACGCGGCGTGGTGGAGCGATGGCGCCAGCCTCAACAGCAATGTGCCGGTCAACGTTCCGAGCCTGAACTCGGTCGGTGATATTTTCGTCGCCGGCCAGGCGCTGGCGACCCAGGTCAACGTCGACCAGCTGTTTGACAGCATCATCAACAACTCGGTGTTCACGGTTAACGGCCGCAAGGGCAACGTCCAGCTCGAGACGGACGACATCCTGCGCGCTGGCGCGGCGCCGATTCAGGACGCGCATTTCGGCGGCTACTGCACCGCCCCAACGGCGTGGGACTTCCGCACCAACTCCGACCAGATCGCCACCACGGCCTTTGTGCAGATGGTGATCGGGCAGCTCGTGTGCGGTGGCTCGCTGGTCACCAGCTTCAACGGCCGCGGCGGCGCGATCACCTTGACCGTCGACGACGTCAACGCCGCCTATGCGGCGGCGATTGCGCCGGACTGGCCGACCGCGCCGAGCCCGCCGCTCTATGACGCCAGCGCGCGCATTGCCACGACGATGTTCGTCGACGAATCGGTTCAGGATCTACGCGACCAGCTGCCGGCGTTCATTTTCAACTTGGTCGCCGGTTTTGACTACGCGCCGATCAACAGCCCGGCCTTCACGGGCGTGCCGACCGCGCCGACCGCCGCGCCGGGCTCGAGCACGGGCCAGCTGGCGACCACCGCGTTCGTGCACGCGGCGATCGTCGCCTCGACCACGGGCGTGGCCTCGTTCAACACCCGCACGGGTGCGGTGACCCTGACCACGGCGGACATCACCGGGGCTGGTGGGGCGGTGCTGGTCAGCCCGGTGTTCACCGGCACGCCGCAAGCGCCAACCGCGACCGTGGGCACTGACAGCACCCAGATTGCCACCACGGCGTTCGTGCAGGCGGCCACGGCGGGGGCCGGCGTATCGAGCTTCAATGGTCGCGGCGGGGCGGTTACGCTCACCACCGCCGACGTGACCGGCGCTGGCGGGGCCCCCCTGGCCTCACCGACGTTCACGGGTGTACCTGCCGTACCCACGGCGACGGCCGGCACCAACACGACACAGGCCGCGTCCACGGCGTTCGTCGCGGCGGCAATCGCCGGATTCACCGGTGGGGTGCAGAGCTTCAACGGCCGCACCGGGGCGGTGACCCTGCAGGGCAACGACATTTCGGCGGCGGGCGGGGCGCTGCTGGTGAGCCCGGCCTTCACGGGTGCCCCCACCGCGCCCACGCCAACGACCGGAACGAACAACACCACCTTGGCCACCACGGCGTTCGTGGCGGCGGCGATCGGTGCGGGTGGCGGGGTCAACTCGTTCAACGGCCGCGCCGGCACGGTGGTATTCACTGCCGCCGACCTCGCCAGCGTCAACGGCGCGACCTATCACCAAGCCGACGCTGCGCCCACGTTCCCCAGCAACACCTTCTGGTTCGACAGCCTGAACGGCCAGCTCTACGTCAACTACGTCGATCCGGTATCGTCCGCGTCCTCCTGGATCATTGCCAACTCGCAATTAAATCCGCAGCCGCCGCCATTGCTGATCAAGCATCTGTCCGGGCTGACCTTGTCGAACGATACGGGGAGCCCGCAGACGACGATCGACATTGCCACCGGAGCCGCCTGCTCCGACGACGACAGCGCGATGATGGTGCTGACGACGGCGTGGACGAAGAACGTCATCGGCCAGTGGACGGCCGGCAGCGGACTGGGCGGGTTGGATACCGGAGCGATCAACAACATTCTCTGGTATCATGTGTTTCTGATCATGCGCCCCGACACCGGAGCGGTCGATGTGCTGTTCTCATTGAGCCCGACCGCGCCGACCATGCCGGCCAACTACACCAAGAAGCGGCGCATTGGCTCGATCAGGACAGACGGTTCAGCGCATGTCATAGCGTTCACCCAGCTCGGCGATCAGTTCTTGTGGGGCCTAGATTTGGCCTATGATATCTACAATGGTGGTCAGGTCGCTGCCGCGCCGGGAGGGCTGGTAACAGCAACAGTCCCGTTGGGGGTCAAAACCCGGGCGATCGTCAATGTTTTCAACAGTACCGGC